ATCATATAAACGAAGAACATACCAGGGTCAAATGACATCATTTCGAAGATTTTATCTCTTTGTCAACGTTCTTCGCAACGTCGTTGTAAAATCTCTTCGACTCGTGCGGCAGCTTGTACATGCGATGATCGCCCGTCGCGCATATCTTGATTACTTCGGCACCGGGAATAGGACCGTCCTTCTTCTTCCCGTTGTCATACTGAGGTACCGCGAGCTCCTTCATGTTCTTTCGAATCTGTGTCGGCATGTACGGGATGTGGAAGTCGTCGTCGTACACGTCAGCTTGTTCCGCAAGATACTCGTTCCTGTATTTTTTCAGGTCCTGCGTCACGTCCTTTCCCGTGACGGGGTCCTTGTGCTTGACGACGTCTTTGTCCGGGTCGTACTTTATGATCTGCTTTTCCGCCTTCGTGCCCCGAGTGTACTTGAACAATATAGCGGGAATCTGCTGCGGATCGGAGTATCGTATCTCGTCAACGCACTCCTGATTCTGGACGGCGTCGTAGATAGACGATATAACGGACTTGTCCGGGAGCACCAGATTGATCGTGATGTTCTGGATCGAGTTATCCGTGGTCACGTTTTGATTGACGGTGCCGACGTTGCCATAAATGGTGTTGAGAGGCGCTTTCACGTCGCGATCATAATCTTCTTTGAAAACAAACTCTCTGGTTTCCAATGTCATCACGTGGCCGCATGACACCTTCTTATGCTTGCTGGCGTTGCCGTGATTACTCGTTTTGTAACCGCAACCACAGATGTGATACGGAATCTTGTGCGTTTCTACCATTGACATATAGAGGATCGTAATATTAAATTAATATAAAGTAAACATACGTTGGTAATACGGTAGAGGTATGTTTACTATGTTTACTTTTATTTTTTTTTTTTTTTTTTGAAATTAGTTTTCTGCTGGATTTTTCACATGATTTCGTGATTCGCTGATAATTATGGCTTTTTACATCCGTCTGGCGAAATCGTAAAATATCTGAGAAGCGACGGCGCAATTCGAAAGTTTCTCGGTGTTCGATCTCATACATCCTGCCGCTCGCATCAGCTTCTTCAGCGCGTTCTCGTCAGTCTTGATGTCCGCAGAGTAATAACAGAGGATGTTCGGTGACGCGAACGTCGTGTACCTCGCCTTCAGCTTCTTGATGTCGGTGTTCTTGGTGCGCCCTATCTTCCCGCGATCGGTCACGTCCTTGTCTTCCACGAAGTATATGATACCGCTTCCGATTTCATCTTCTTCGTCTGATTCGGTATCATCCGTTTCCGAAATCTTCATAATAGTTTTTCTCAGATTATTTATAGTTTTTTCCAATACTTGTATACTATCATTCTTATCATATATGATGCGTTCTTTTTCTATAATAATACCGTTAGCACCCTCTGTTGTCATCAGTTCAACATCACTCTTGAGAACAAATTCCTTGGATTCTGTTACCATTTCGTGACCACAGGACACTTTCTTATGTTTGCTGGCATTGCCACGATCACTGGTTTTGTAACCACAACCACATACGTGATACGAAATCCTGTGTGTTTCAACCATTAACAACTAGCAGATTACATTTCGTTTTATATAACATTTGTCGATATGAAATTAGTTTTCTTACAGAATTTTCACATGATTTCGTCGATCGTCGAAAATTCAGAGTTTTTGATGGTTGTCGGCGTTTGTTCACATGATGGTGCAGCAGCCGGTATTCTCGACAACGTCTTCTTCGGGCTTTCCATAGAGAAAATCGGTTTCGCGAGTCCTGCGATACACTGGCTTGGTCGCCGCTCGGGGCACTTTGTTCGCTTGGCCGGGTAGATGGGGGAGAGGCTTGTTAAGCTGCCCGGGCAGCTTGGGCAGAGGCTTGTTCAGCTTTGAAGTGGGCCTTGGAGGCGGCTTGATCATCTTGGGAGCGGGCTTGTAGGCCTTGGGAGCGGGCTTCGTCGTCTCGTGGTAGTTCTGAACCAGCTGCGCCGTCTTGTGCGTCTGCCGTCCACGGTGGTCGAGGTCGTACTTGCTCGCAATGTACTTGAACATGTCGCGGGTCGCAGTGTTGTTGCGCACGAGTTCGTGCGTCAGGTGCATGCCGTGCTTGGTAAAGGCCTCGAACAGACGCTTCTCCACGTGCTTGGAGTCCGTCACCCGGACGACATAAGCATCGAACGACGAATAGTATGTCTTGTAACGCACCCGGAGGGATGCGATGTCCCGGTTGTGAAGACCGACCTTGGCAGAGTCGCTGCCGTGGTTCCGGATGAAGTAGACGAACTGGTGACCCTTCACGTTGTAGTCGGGGTGCTTCCAGTCGTACGAGTCGCGGTTGAGGACCAGCATGGTGGCAATGTGCTTTGAGTAGTTGAGCTTTGTTTGTTTGGTGAAAAATACAGTTGGCTGCTCTCTTTTATGCTTGTGACGATGCCTGGGTCAAATGACACTGTGTCGTTCGCCGCGGATAACGTCATCTAGATGATGCTATCAAGATTTAATAATATTACGATATATAAATGGATACCAAATTAAAAAAGCGAGTGGCACTGAGGCCGCGAGACGTTCGCGAACGCCAGGCGAGAGAACGCCAGCTGGCAGAACGAGGAAGAGCAGTTAAGATCCAAAGAAACAGCAGACCGATGCCCATGATGATCAACGCAACTCCCGTGAGAAGCGCAGTTCCAAGACAAGTTTTCCAAATGAAAAAACCCGTTAAACCTCTTGGCGGGGTCACCAAGAAGAAGCAGGAAACCATAACGAACGAAAAGGGTCGCGCTTACGCTGTCAAAAAGCGACCGACGGGAACTAGAGCATCTTCGTGTTCCAAGGTTTTGACCATGAAGCAAGAGGGTGCGATATGCTGGTTCGCCGCGGTGTTCACGAGTCTGTTTTTCAGCCAAAATACTCGCGTCGTAGTAAAAAAACACGCGCAAAATCTTCTTCGCGATCCCCGATCTCGAGATATAGCAGTGGAAATACTCGAGATATTAAAAGGTTACGAAACGGGCAAAGTTTCAAAGCGTGTCGTCGATCACATGCAACCCAGACAATTTTTGATGGATCTGCGAAAGGCTCGACCGGACTATTTCTCCAACATGATGAACAAGACCGATGAAGCGCACTATGGACCTTATCAACACGCCATGCTAGCCTTTCTACGAGCCCCCCACCTCTCGCTGGGAGTGATCAACGGTCGATTTGTGTATTCTGGTTTCAACGTCGATCTCCCCCTCGATCATAATCTGTGGCCCAAAGCCATGAAAACAATGTCTCCCAAAGGAGTTTTTGTAGATACTCGGAAACCCGAAGTGCTCGTGATTCACAAAGATGCGGGGGAAGACTATTTACAAGGTTTGTGGTCGTCACCGGTCCCCGACATCGGTGCCATCTCTGGGTATTCTCCTAACAGTCACGCGCCTGTGATAAAATACAACGGAACGAGTTACATATTGGATTCGTGTATAATAGGAGCTGAATTACGTAACCCTTCGTGCAGCGTTGCTCATGCTATTGCGGGTGTGACATGTAACGGGGACCGTTACGTATACAATGGGTGGACGGCAAAATCTGCAGACCCCGCAATGAGGGGTTCCGGCAGCGTCATCCAGGATATGCCCTGCGCGTTGGGAAAATATCCTTGGGATACAAATCGTTCTTTTTGCATTAATACATCGGCATGCCGTTTCCAGAATGCCAGGCCCAATCAAATTGGGAAAGAACTGTGTTTCAACGCGGTTGCTCGTTCTTCGGTTACCTATATTCGCGCTGATATCGCACGGTCTGTCAGTTACAAGAAGGTGGGAAAACTAATCAAGAAGTACTAATTCCATATAAAAAATGAATGTTGGTGATATATGAAAATCAGTTATTTTATTCAGACGGTGCCGGAGCCAACTTTCTACAGATGTTCGTGCGGATACATTACCAAGAACAGGGAGTATTCTGGCTATCACACACGCGATGGTTGTAGGGCAATCGGGTACCCTTCCGCATACGAAGGCATGGGCGGGTTGATTTTCTTGTCCAAGAGCGGAAAGACGTCTACGTTTGGAAAGTGGTACGAATCTGAATACAAATTGTTGGAGAAGTATCGCGTTCACGATGTGAAATTCCGGTATTTTTCAAATTGCGACAGGGACTTCATCAAGCTGCGGTTTTGTGCCCAGTCTCTCGGCCTCGTGTCTGGGGACAACCCTTCTCTCATTGTTCGAAATGATTCTGCCGAGAACCTGTTTGATAGATTTGAGGAGTAGATTTACATGCTGAAACATCGTCACTTTTTGGACAAAACGAATATGCCGATACCATTCCAATAACCACCTGGTTCAGACCGTACGAGTTCATAACCCTTCTTACCATCGATCCACCATCCTGCCTGGTCTTCGCGAACGACGAGCTCCCGGCGGTAGTCATAGAATTTGACTGTGAGGCCAAGTTTGTCAATCGCATCGTGAGTTCCTTTTCTGATTCCTTCGAACATCCAGTCATCTATGATGAAAATGAATTCATCTTCCATTGCGTCAATATAATGCGTCAATGCCTTTTCATGTGCTTCGATAGAGTGATCGCCGTCGTACATGTACACATTGAAAATAGGAAGTGTCGACACGTCCACCTCAAAAGAATCTTGGTTGATCGTCTTTACTTTGTTGTTCCCGATGAACCGATCAATGTTTCTCTGGAAATCATCACGCGGACCATTAAACTGACTCCAGTTATCGATCGCAACCATGTCTATAGAATTTCCAAACAAAGCGGAGCATGCGCTCGAACCCTTCCAAGACCCTACCTCGAGATACGTCACCCCAGAGATGCTTGCGATGTTGTTATAAAATCCTCTGGTCTTCGTACCAGACATACCGTCCATCTGCACGATGTCTGTCGAAATCTTCGAGATATTGTTGTCTGCATTGCGCAGACTATTCTGAACGTGTTTAATCAGGTACTCAGAGTTGTAGCTCATGATGAACACTTCTTACATTGAATTTACATAATATATTACAGAATTTAACGATGGTCATTGTGAACGTATATCGACACAATGACCATATGTAGTCGTCGAATCCTCATCAAAATAAAAATTGACATGATAAGCGCCAACAAGATGAAGATGAACGTGGTGAAACGCGACGGTACTTCTGAACCCGTCTCGTTTGACAAAGTGATGACGCGGCTCGCCAGGCTCTGCTGGCCAGAGAACGGCAAGCCCACCCACAAGGGTTCGCGCGCTCAGAACGGTCTCGCGGTGGACATTTCTCGCATCGTAGGCAGCATCTGCGCTTCGATCGTCGACAATATCACGACGGTTCAGCTCGACGATCTCACCGCCGACAAAGCGGCGAGTCTGACGACTCTCAATCCCGATTACGGCATCCTTGCTGCCCGCATCGCCATTTCGAACCTTCAAAAGCAAACCAAAGATTCGGTTCTCGACACGTTCGTCGAGATGGAGAGTCTTCTGAGTGACGAGTTCATGAGCACCGTTCGTGCTAACGCGAGCGAGTATCAGTCGTTCGTGGATTACGACAGAGATTTCGACTTCGATTACTTTGGATTTTCGACGATGCAGCGCATGTACCTCACCAAGATGGGAACGAAGATCGTCGAACGCCCTCAGCACACGTATCTGCGCGTCGCCATCGCCCTGTGGGGCTCGGAT